AAAACAATAAAAACAAAAAAAATGATAAAACCGATCCTAACCGCACTACAACCATGAAAGCGTTAACTGATGCAAAAACACGCTCGTCAAAGGAATCGTCCACACCCCAAGCAGATGATGCTGGTAGTAAGACACAACAAAGCAAAGGTTCGGGTAAATCGGGATATTGTTATATCGGCGAAGATCGGGGTTTTAGAAGTTGCATCAAAGTGAATGAAGATGACCAATGTTTATCAGGACAAATATTCTCAACAGAGGATGTGTGTATAAATCCAACGACAAGGTCTTAATATAACTTTTGTTTATAAACAAAGGAACTACCATTAGTACATGATGTTTAACTTATCTATTGTCTTATCTAGATTGGATTGCTGAGTGGTTCCTGCAAATAAATAATCTGTCTTCGGAGCCTTTTCATTTTTTTTTATTTGTAAATATATTATATCAATCTTTTTTACCACCCCTTCTACACGGTCATTGTTTTCAATTATATTTACATTATAATTGACATTCTCTGTTATTAGTGTAACGGCATAATATATTAAAAACTTACGTTTTTTTTTGACAGCACTTGAATAACGCATTGCAAAAATATTTAATAATGATTGTAATATTTTATTTAAAATAGCGGATTTTACTTTTTCGGCTTCCTTCAGTATTATTTCCCATGGCATCCAAATGATGTCGCATTGAAATTTATCTTGCACTGGAGCAAATTGCCTTCTTTCACATACGCATTTTTGTTTTCGTTTTTTACAAATTGTTTCAAATTCAATAATCCATTCAACCCAAAAACAGGCACTAACACAATTTTTTATTTTTAAATTATAGGCGAGCTCATTAATAGCTATAAATAATTCTTTGGGATCGTCCTTTTTAAAAATTATAGATGCATAGCCGATATTGGGTGCCTTTAATTTATTTGTCATTTGTGTCATATCAAAAACACTGCGGTCTTTTATTTTAACCGCTTCTATAGCATATTTTTTAGGAGAAAAACATAAAATAGTTATTACTTCAGCAAAAAGACTTCTTATTTTTTTATTATTGCGTAGTTTTATTTCATTACCAATATATCCGTTGGTTAATATTGTTTTGAATTGATTAAATCGCATATCAATATAAATGGGTAACTTAGGGTTACCTAAATGGATATATTTTCCAATAAAAATCAATATTATATCCCATAAGTCCTGGTAATGCCCTGCACATATTAACTCGGCACTCCAATAACAAGAGGGTTCTATTTTAGATTCGGACAGGGAATTTAGTAATTGTTGTTTAACCTTTGCTTTTTTAAATCCGGAGAAAGACCTACCCTTAAATTCCTTGTTATCTCGCATATCATTTATGTCTGTATCCGCCATATATTACATTTAATGATAAAAAATATAACAATAATACATATATATGACAAAAATATCTTTTAAAGCTTGCAAGCAAATCTATAAAAAAACCACTCCATGGCAAAAAGCCCTTCTTTTTTGCATTATCATTCTAATAATCAACTTCTATTCTTATGCAAGACTTCCTGTTGTCGAGGGGTTTGAAGAAATTAGTGACTTTAAGATTTATAATAATGACGAATTGTTTGATTCATTCTATTGTACCATTTACGATGATTTAGTAAAATCGGATTTGAAAAATGCTTATGAAATAGGGATTATTAAGAACAATACAACTCTCAATAATAAAAGTATGATATTAGACGTCGGCAGTGGAACTGGTCATCATGTGGCTCTTCTTTCTAAAGCCGGCGCCAGTGTGATTGGCGTGGATAAATCTGCAGATATGATTAAAATATCCAAAAAACATTATCCACAATTAGATTACCGTAAAGGCGACGTTATGGACACAATGATGTTTAAGGACTCATTGTTTACACACATTACCTGCTTATATTTCACTCTTTATTATTTTAAGAATAAAGAATTATTTTTCCAAAATTGTTTCAAATGGTTAGTTCCTAATGGAACGCTTACAATTCATCTAGTAGATAAATTTAACTTTGATCCAATTATTGCTGCAAGTGACCCGTTTATTAAGATGAGTCCACAAAAATATGCAAAAAAACGTATAACCAATTCAGCGGTTGCGTTTGATAGGGTTAAATACAACGCGGATTTTAAAATTAGCAAGGATAAGGATGCAATATTTGAGGAAAAAATAACGCCAATAGTTTCAAATGGAAAAGCAAGAATAAATAAACATACTCTTTATATGCCAACTCAAACACAAATAATAAGCATGGCCAAAAACGCTGGCTTTATTATGTTGTCAAAAGCAAATATGAAGGATTGCAGCTGGGACGACCAGTATCTTTACATTCTTCAAAAACCCAATTAAATTATCAAGGAGGTAAACTAGGTTAAAAATATAATAACTAAAATACTAATGTTATTATATTTTGCAGTATTGTCTATTATTCTTATGTTGTTAATTTTTAGAATATATATTAAAAAACTTTCTTCATTTTGGTCCATTCAACCCGTATTTCATGTGTATAACGTTTTAGATTGGGTAAAACCACGAGGAATAATAGAATCAGAACTGCCAAAATTTAACAAATTTTGTAACATAATAAACGTTCAGACAAAAGACATGACCATTATAACCGATTTACAACGCCAAATATATACTAACTTTATTAAAACACATTATTTAAACTCTACAGACACAAAATATCTTCCTACAGAAAATGAAATTTTTCCATTTTTTGAAGGGCTTAATCAACCCAGTTATATCTCTCTATATGAAGAACCTGGTTTTTTATTACCATCGGGTAGCGAACCTAATAAAAAACCCATAATTAATAACAAACTTATTGGATTAATGACCAGCCGACCTCTAATTGTTACGTTAGATGGGTCTAAGTCATTCCCAATTTATTATGTAGATTATCTATGTGTTGATCAAACGAAACGAAAAGGAGGGATTGCAACCCAGATTATACAAACACATATCTATAATGAAAGAAGAATGAATACAAATATACAGGTCTCGTTTTTTAAACGAGAATCTCAACTAACTAATATAGTTCCTATAACTGGATATTGCACATATAAACTCCCATGCACTGCTGTGCCACGAGAAACATTGCCCATTGCATCAATTAAACTTATACAAATTACCAAAGACACAATGCAATTATTGCTACAATTTATATTTAAACAAAAGGAAAAATTTAAATGTATTATTGTTCCCGATTTAGGTAACATTCTTGCGCTAATAGAATCGGGTAATCTGATCATATACGGTCTCATAGAAAATCAGGAACTATGTGCCTGTTATATATTCAGGAATTCTATGGTATATTATAATGGAGAACGTTCTGTTGATTTTGTTGCTTCAATATCCAACGTATGTTTTATAGAATATTTTTATATCGGATTTTGTAAATCAGTTCATCAAATTTGCAAGGAATTATCAGTTACACAAATATCTTTTGAAATGATTTCAGATAATACAAAGTTATTTAATAAATATTTTATTAAAAACCATAGCAAAATAGTAAGCCCTACTGCTTATTATTTTTATAATTATAGGATGAAAACAATTGAACCAGATAATGTCTTTATATTTTGCTAATACTCCTAAATTATCTTACATATTTTCCAGCTCGTGCGAAAGAATCTATTATAAATATAATAAACACACCTAAAAAGGAATACAACACCAGCTCTTCAGCAACATGACCTGTTTTTTCGTCCTTGCTTTCTTCTAAAAGAAGAATTATGTGGTCTAATTTTTCTAATAGATTGCGTTGTTCAGTTGGTTGAGTCTCGTTCATTTTATCAGTGGTCGGAATATATTGGTTGTAATATTGTTGGGCGTAATTATTTTGCAAATTATCAAAAGATTCTAAAGAAACTGGTTTGTCTATTAAGGCGTCTGGCTGATCGATCGACGAATATGATGGTTGTTCTGCTGGTGGTCGTGAGGAAGGTGGTGGGATATTATTGTTTTGAATCATATCAAAATCACTCAGATCTTCAGAGGATTCATCCCTATCTGGGGATTTGTGAATTTCGTTAATCATTGATTGCACATGATTCTTTACTGTTGAACTGCGTTTAAGGGTTCTGTTTCTTCTTTTTTTATTCATATGAGAATCTTTATTTGAGTCCGGCTCCCCCTCAAATGGAGCCGCATAATAAGCTAAAGAAGTCATTCTATAGAAAAAAGAGATATTATTTTTTTTTTATTTCTTTAAAATAATCTCGGAATATGTATATATGTTATATTCATTTGAAATAGCTCTAGCTGCCATAATAATGTTTGCGCTCTACCTACAACCCTATGCTCTTTCTGAGTTTAGTCATTCCACAGTAGGAAAAATCATATTCCTAATATTTATTATTATGTTGGCATCAAAAAATCCTACTACAGGATTTTTAGGCGCTTTATTATTAATAGTCCTTTTAGAAAATTCTTCTTATTATACCACCAGAGAGGGACTAGCAAATCGTGAGATAAATAATGATAATAACGACATTGATAATGTAGCACAACAGGACGAAAAAAAAACTTGGGTTATTAAAAATATGTGTAAAACACAAGACGATGGGAACTCTGCCTGTCCTACAACAACAAAGGGAGGGGAATGTGTTTCTGTGGAGGATTATGCCTCAACCTTTACTGGGATTGACTATGGTAAAGATGGAGCATGTAATTTTTGTGATGGTGGGTTTAGTGGGAAGGGCAGTCTGTGCGACTGGAGCGTAATAAATGACCAAATAACAACTGATACAAAAATTACTGCGCAGGATCAATTACATGTGGAAGATTCGTTGCGCGGCACCAGTTCATAATTATATTTTAATTATTAAAAATATAATTATAGTTTATAGATGAAAAAGGGCAAGTCAAAACAAGAAACTAATTTTATAAATTATATACAACACTACCTAAAATCTATCAACGAGAGTAAAATTTTAGCTGGTTTAGCAATGCTTGCAGTTAATATTGGTTCTAAATATGTAGAAATTAAATTTACTAAATTTCAAGAGCACTATCTTAGAAATTCAATTATAAGAGAAATGCTGATTTTTTCATTAATCTTTATGGCGACACATGATATTGTTCTTTCTATCTTAATGACTGCTGCGTTTACCATATTATCAAACTATGCTTTTAATGAGCACAGTCAGCTCTGTATTATTCCCAAAAAATACAGGAAATTTATAAAAATATTAGACACAAATAAGGATGGTGTTGTATCACAAAAGGAAATTGACCAAGCTATCAATACCCTGAACAAGGTAAAGGAAAAGGGACAGCGCTCCCATTAAATCCCTGCTTAAAGGGAACCAAGGTTTCCTTGTTGAATAAAAAAAGTTTTTATTTTTATAAAATCTAATATATATATTATGGATTTGTATGCTTTAAAAATAAGAATAAAATTTAAGGGAAATAGTTATAAAAAAGTCGATTTTGTTAATTTTAATAATAAAATGATGTCGCCAGGTAATGAGTTAATGTTATATTTTTCCCCTGATATAATGCTAACGAAAGATTTACTTAAAAAAATATCGGCTGGGAAAACTGATTATTTAGAGTATTTGTTTTCAAACAGTGCTTACATTAAGCTTTTTAATAAAATAATCCGAGAACGAAAATCTAGATTGGTAAGAAAAACGGGGATTTATACATTCGCCGAGGTTATTAAAATTATAAAGGATGAAGGTGGACAAGACATTGATAACAGCATGACAATAGAAAAAAAAATTAAAAAACTAAACAAATCAATTCAACAAATCTCAAAAAATATTACACATAATATTAAATTTATTATAAAACTAATTTTTAAATCAAACAATAATTTTTATCCAGAAATTAACAGCACACCTTCTAATGCAACTATTTTTAATATTTATAAATATAACTGGCCCCCAGTTAGACACACAGGAAAAATAAATATTGGTCCGTCTGTTAATGTGACTGAGCAGAAAAAACTTGAACCAGCTGGTGGAGCGATTAGTGAGACGATTAGTGAGGCGGCAAGGATTACAATCATGTCAGCTGCGCGTGTTGATAATAATAATTGGTATAATTCTACAGACATAAAACGCCAACAAAGAAACAAGGGCAATCATTTACCCACTATTTTTAGTGGGATAGAATTTTGGACACCAAATAAGGGCGAACAGGACGACATAACATCCGTGGCATATCCTGAATGGACATATCGTCTATTAACTGAAGCCGCCATAAAAAAAAACATACAGGAAAATATAAAATATGAAATTAAGGGGTATTTTTACACTAGCATTGATCTAATATTACGGAAAGGAGCGAGCAAAGATGCATCAGCGTCTACCTTGAAAAACTATAGATTTATTTGTGATGAGAGAAAACGTTCAATCAAAAACCAATTTGACCATATATTACATGGATATGAAGATATTGAGGACGATACACGCCTTGACCCTGTATTATACACGTCTGACAATACGGGTTCAACGCTTAGAGCATCTCAAAATAATAATCCTATGGCAAGGACCTTGCCAGTGTATCCACCATACAATTATCAAAATAACCTGGGGCGACCTGCTCTGGGACAACCTGCCCTGGGACGACCTGCCCTGGGACAACCTGCCCTGGGACAACCTGCCCTGGGACAACCTGCCCTGGGACAACCTCCTCTGGCACAACCTGCTCTGGCTCGTGCTGTCACGATTGGTGGGAAAAAAACACGCAGGAAAAAGAGAAGGAGGCGTGGAACTTATAAGAGAAAACGACGACGGCAGAGACGATAATAATTTACAAATAACTACTTATATATCGGGCAAGGTCTGCATTTTGGCACTCTGCTGCCTTTGATGTAAAAATGAGCTTGGTCAAATATTTTTCAAGCACGCGATGTTTTAATGTTATGAAATCTCCTATTTCTTGTAAAACATTAATAATCCGAGTGCTGGGTAGCCATAAATCTGGACACACACATGTGCTGCAACATAAGCATTCTTTTATAACCCCTTTTTGTGACTCTATTAATTCGGTGAACAATGTTGTTTTTACCATATTGATATAGGGTGTATTATTAATTACAATGTGTGGTGCCAGAAATGGATAATTGGTGGGTATGTATATTGTAATTTTCTGGTCGTATAGGCTAATCATCAATGTTAATGGCGCATCCGACTCATGGCTGATCTGGGCGGGTCCAAAATTAGTTACAATCTCTGGAATTTCGTGCATAACCCGCCTAATGTGGGGTGGGCTAATAGGAATGCGTCCAAGTGATTGTGTCATGATATAAGTATTATGATAAAAAATATATTAATTAATTTAATTCAATTTTATTTATCAGGGCATAAAATTAATCATATAACCTTGATACAATTTGCATAAGTTGTTTTTTATAGTCTGTGGGTCGCGAAGTTCCAATAAGGGGTTCCATGTCTTCAAAAGACATCAGTAACATGTCTACGAGCCCAGTCGTCACAGGGTTTTTCGCGATAATTTCACCATCTAAAATACAATCGTGCATACTGTTTGTTTCAGGATTAAAGAATGGATGCGAATACTTATCCGTCTGGTGCTTCCAACCATTTATTTTATAATATTTATATTGAATATTATAAACCACTTTGCCAGTGTGATAAGGAACTTCTTCCACAGAAATTGTCATAAAACAGGGCTTACACATGCTGGTGTTGGAAATATTATGATAACTAATTGCTGCATCTCGTGAATCTTCAAATATAAATGGTGTGCAATGTGTTTTTCGCACGACGTGGGTAGGAGTGGGAGACATTCTGTTATGATGAGTTTTATATTGTTGAATAACTTATTTCAATTTTAAAACAAGATTTTAGAAAAATCTTAGGCAAAATGGAAGCAGAGTTTGGAAAAATTTAGATTAAAAAATTTGACAAAAACTTTTTAATCAAAAAGGGGGTTTCCCCCCAGGTTCAAGGAGAAATTTCAAACAAGGTCCCATAGGTGTCAAAGAATGATTCTTGGAGAATGGCAGGTATTTCTCTAAAATCAATGATCTTTCTATTTCTCTCCATAATTAATCTACTACCTTCATTTTTGTTCAGTTGTTCTTCTAGCAAGACACGATTGTTATAATATTTCAGGGCTGTCTTGGGTCCACACTTTTTAAACACACCTGGGATATTGTCACTCTTATCACCCGTTAAAATTTTACAAAACAGGTCACAGTCCGCATTGTCCATGGAGCTTTTCATTTTTGTCAAATCCTTATATTTCAAATTCATAATCGTCACAATTTGGGGTTGTGCCAACTGTAAATAGTCCATATCGCTTGCAATAATCCAAACACGAGCTGTCAAGTCCGTCTCTAATAGTTTTCGGGTTGCCAGTGCTAAACAATCATCTGCCTCTAAGAGCGGATTGTAAAACACAGTGGGGACACCACCCTGTTCAAACAACTTCTCCTCATACACCATTTTAAAGAAGGGTCCACCCAAAAATACCTCCCCATTGTCCCTCGTCCCCTTGTAACTATCAATAAATTCGTTCCGCCATATGTCGGCGCGTGGACAGTCACGTCCCACCAATAGTTTGGCGTTGGCGTCTTTCAGTTTGAGTTTCTTTGGTATTTCTAATAACTTGTCCACAAATGTTTTACGGAATTTTTCCACAAATTCAGGGTTTTCAATTGGATTGTCCAAAGGTTCATCCCGATGGGAGTTTTTCCACCAGACATGTAGGGCATAAAACCGGTAAAAGATAAAATAGCTACCATCAATTAGGATATAGTTCGTCATTCTATAGATAATAAATGGGTGATTAAAGAGTTCAATTTGGATAATTAATAGTCTAAAATATGTGTTGGGAAAAGTTCTTTAACCGCTGTTTTAATGGTAACATAATTTTTTTTATTATCTCCTAATTTTGTAGTCACACTTTCAGAGATAGCAAGCGCCAATAATATCTTGCAAAATTTGCGGGATAATTTTAATTTAAATTCAATAAGAATTCTGTTGATATTAAATAGTTCTTGTGTTCCAAGCTGTCCCGAATTATTTATGGCTAATTTGATAACCGATGTAATTTCATTGTCTATTCTTGTTTTATCCTTTATTTTCAACTCTTGTATTCTTTCTTGAGGCTCTATATAAAATAGTAAGAGTAATTCCAATAATTTTTTATAATCAACATTATCTACGAACAAGGTAGTAATAAATTGATAAAAGTTATCTTGTTCGTCCCTGGTTAACACGCCCATAATCCCATAATCCAATATTCCCAATTTGTATTCATTTGCTGGTGTTTTTATAAATAATATATTACCAGGATGCATGTCAGCGTGATATAAACGATTAAATAATAAATTTTTTATACCAAATTTTGATAAAAGCATCTCATAAATTTCTGCATCTTTTTCTTCTACATCATACAGTGTTTTTCCGTCTATAAAATCCATTACGATCATATCTGGATTAAGTTCGGTAAACTCAGAATAAACATTGGGGATGATGTATTCATTATTATTTATATAATTATGAATCATTTGTTGAATGTGGGCTACTTCTTTTTTAAAATCGGTTTGTTGAATTAATAATTCCTTATTTTCTTCAAAAATTTCATACAAATGAACCGATTTAAAATAAGGCAAAGTTCCTAAAAATTTTATTATACCATTTAAGTTATTCAACATGTCGGAAACATTATATTTCATATTTTGTCTAATCATTTTAATAACAATATCCTTATTATCATAAGAGCCCTTATAGACCAATGAAACAGTTCCGGTATTGATGGGTTTATCCGACTTAATCAATAATTTTTTATCTGGATTAGCTAAGTTATACATGCAAATATCTTTAAAACAGTCATCATTTATATCATCATTAGAGTAAGGAATATTATCTGTATATTTTGACA